AATAATACTTCTATCCAAAATGTCAAAGAAAGTTTTGTTGGGGCTAATGATTATGAATTAAGCCTTTCTATTAAAGAACAGGGGCTAAATACATCATCTGGAAATATTAAAACATTAATAGATGAATATAATAAACTTTCTCAAACATCAGTAGAGTACTCTGAAAACGCTGAGCAAGTTCAATCAACATTAGAAAATCTTAAATCTACAATATTAAGTAATTCTGATTCAATTATTAAATACAGAGAAGAATTAAACTCTATAAGAATTGATAGATTAGTAAATGATTATGACAAGTTTAGTGGTGTTATTGAAAAAAGTATTAGTCGAATTACAGACAATATTGATAACTTAAAAAATGGTCTTGTTAGCGGTACTACTTTATCTGATTTGTATTCTTCTCAATTTGGTTCTCTAGACCTAACTAGAAAAACAAAACTTGAAAAAGAACAAGAGGAAAGATTACAATTAGAAGCTGAACTTGATTCTGCTTTAGATGGATATGCCAAAAAGAATGTTGACCGAACTGAATCTGTTGCAAATTCAATTTTAACGATTGAAAAAGACAAATATCAAAAGTTGCTGGCTATGGCTAAAAGCTATACAGATGGAACTCCATTAAAAGTTTCTAAAAACACAGTAGGTAGTATTGGTACTGGATATAGTACTGCTCAACCTAGTGCTAATAAAGATAAGTATTCTGAATGGACTAAAAATATTCAAAAAATATCATCTGATTATAGTAAAGCATATAGTAATATGGTTAAGAAATATGACGCCTCTATAAAGAATGCTAAAACTAGTGCTCAAAAAGAATTGCTTACTAACAACATGATTATAAGTCAATTGAAATTGCAAGAGAGCATGTATGACAGTATGATTAAAACTAATAATCAAATGATTGCCAATGCAGAAGATGAATTGAAAAATACATCTCTGACAACTGATCAAAAGGACAAGTTAAAAGAATCTATAGAGAAGTATAAAGATTCTAATATTGATGCTCAAAAAGCTATTAAAGATAGTATTGGAGCTCGATATGAATTCGAATTTAGTTTAATTGATAAGTCAGCTGAAAAAGCCGAGAAGTATTCTAAGAATCTAAGTTATTTGTTAAGTATCGCAGAACTTATTAATATGAGTGCATCTGCTAAAAGCCCTATATATGAATCTATATTTGCTGGGAAAATTAATGAATATAAGACGGCTAAGAAAAATCTCGCATCACTTATTAAAGAGCAGTCTAAATTTGAAAAAGGGTCTTATGAGTGGAAATTATTACAAGATAAGATTGATGGTGTAACTGATAGTCTTCATGATTTAACTACAGAAGCTCTTAATGCAAATAAAGACTTATTAGATAATAGTTTAGATTCTGCTCAGAATAATATTGAAAAAGGTTTGCTCGGCGGAAAAACACTTGATGAGTGGAATGATTACCAAGAAAACTGGATGACAGGTATTAACAAAGAGTTGGAATTAGAAGCTATTCGTAAGAGAATGGTTGGTCTAGAAAATGATGTTATATCAAAACGACTAGAAGCATTAGATAGGCAGGAAGCTGTATCTAAAAAAGATATTGAATATCTTGATAAACAAATAGCTGTCATGGAACTTCAGAAGAAACTAAATGGTATAGAGAAAGAGCGTAATGTTCAAACTCTTGTCAGAGGAGATGATGGTAAGTGGGCGTGGGCTTATGTTGCTGACCAAACTGAATATGATAGTACTAAAAAAGATTTAGACGAAGCTAAAAAAGATTTGGCGGATTACCAAAATGAGCAAAGAAAAAATTATGTCGAGTCTCTTGGTGGCATAATTGGAAATGCAAAAGATGGTAAATACAAGAATCCAGAAGACTTAGCTAGTGCTATAGCAAATTTGAATAGTGTTTATGGTAATATATTATCAGATATACCTGATTTAAATTATGGTTCTATAGATGATATAGTCGCAGCATATCAAAAATACCTAGCTGCAAATAGTCTGATTGTTGGAGATGCCACAGGTACTGGAACTGCCTTAACTCAACAAACAATTGACAACATTGGAATTAGATTTGAAAATTCATTCTTGAATATAGCAGATAAGCTAGGAGAGATAATTGGAAAAGAATTAAGAAGTGCACTTGGTTTAATTAGTGGAGAAGAAAAGTCTGGTATTTCTGGTAGTTATACTATCCAAAAACAAGAACTTCAATTCCCTAATGTTACTGATGCAAATGGCATAGAAGCTGTATTTAGAGATTTACCTAAAGTTACAGAACAACTATTAGCCAAAAAATAAACTAAGGGGATGAAAGTCCCCTTTTATGGAATTTAAGAGGTAAATAATGCAACCGTATATTAATCAAATTAGAAATTTTGATGCTAAGAATTTATATACAGTAGAATACAAATACTTGGGAGCAGAAAGGGTTTTAACAAATGAGTTATCTGTTAGAGAAAATGTCAAGAATAGCTCACCAGTTTATGTAAGACAATCAACTAAATTTGACAAAGAACATGTCATACCAAAAGACTCATTAACAAATGGTAAAAGTTATCTAGCAAAGATAAGGGTAAAGCTATTTGAAGGAGCTACAGAACAATTGGATATATGGTCTGATTGGTCGGCAGAAAATGATTTTATTTGCTTGGCTACACCTGTATTTAATTTTTCAAGTTTAGATGACAAAAATTATATATATAATGATGATATTATGATGCAAGTTATCTACAGACAAGAGCAGGGAGAGAAGATAAAGAACTATCAATTTTCTCTACTCGATCAAAATAAGACTCCTATTAAAATTTTCCCTACTAGAATGCCAAGTAAAATATCTCCGAATGTTTTAGAAGAGAGGTTTAGTAACTTAGTTAAAGGTAGATTATACTATATTAAGTGTCAGATAGATACTCTCAATGGTATAAATTATTTTGATACGCATGAGTTCATTCCACATTTTGCAAGTCCATCATTAGATGGAATTATTGAAACACAAAACCAGTATGAGAATGGGCAGATACTTGTCCAATCATTTTTGAAGCAAACACTTGGAATACAAACTAGACCATATATACCAGGTAAAAAGAGTAGTAGTTCTGATAATTATACATACATAGGTGGCGAATGGGTAGTAATACCACCAGATAAGCCACTACAATATACTAGTTTAGGTATGGCTAAAGCAAGTGATTGGATAGCTAAGGTTTGGTGTAAGAATGTTATAAACGGCTTGTTCCTAGAGTTGGATAGAAAAGATGGAAATGGAATAGGTTTAAAATTTTACAAATATGATAATTATATTATATGTGAAAAAACTTATCTTGGGGTAACATCTAGAACCATATCAAATATTGTATATAATTTAGGTCTGAGTGAGTTCTATTTATATGTAAAAGTTATTGAGTTTAGGGTTAAAATGACGATAGTAAAAAAAGGGGATGTAGGAAACACTGCTTACGCATATAGTCCAGATGGAAAAGACAGATTTACGACTGTTTATCCTAATTTGAATCTCTTCACTAATACAAAAACAAAATCTTACACATCAACTGGAACAGCTCAGAATAATAGCAGCAACACTGACCCGAGTTCATATATCTTAGACAACCCACCTTTCGCTAGTGCTTTAGTGACTATATCATATAACTACACTATAACTAACTCAACAGGCGTATGGACTGGCTTTATAAGACCGACTTATGGCATGGGTGGGGCGAACAAAGATGTAAGTAGCACGAATTTAACTGGGTCTCACAAAGAAACTTTAACACTTGGGATAGGAGAAAATGCTAGATGTACAATTCTTACATCTGGACTGCCTGCTGGATCAGTTGTAAGAATTGATAATTTAAAAGTTGAATTTGGTGGTGTAGCAACACTGTGGATGCCATCTAAGACTGAAGTCAAACCTAGTGACTATCCATCATATGTAGGTACATATTATGATGGACAATCCACACATAGCCAAAACCCTTATAAGTATAGTTGGGGAATATTAGGAGATAAATTATGATTATAGGGTACAATTTTTTTAACAAAGATTTTCATGGGATTGTTTTTGATACAGCAATTCCGACATCTGAGCAAGATGAATTAACACTTGGAGCTGGAATATATGACCAATTATTTATTAGTGTTGATACAACAATAAATGGGGACAACGTAAAACCAGATAAATGGTATAAAAAGAATATTATGAACGCTAGATTCCAAAATGATTTAGAAGCTGGTAGTTTAGATGCCAATGGGTATAATATTACTTCTATACAAATATACAGAAGAAAACATTTAACTGAGAAAAAATGGACTTTAGTCGGGCAGTTTGACTATGATTTAAAATTCAACACATACTCTTTTATAGACAGAACAGTAGAAAACAAGGCATTATATGAGTATTCAATTGTGCCTGTTGCAAAAGAAATTATTGGGGATATTACTGTAAGTAGACCAATAATGGCAGAGTACGATGGGGTTTATATTTCAGACTTGCAGAATAATTTTAAAATGGACATAGACTTAGCGCTAGGTGATGTAACATACAATAAAAACACATCTACAATAACTCCGTTAAATAGCAATTTTCCAATCGTAGTGTCTGGAAACCAAAGATATAAAACTGGAAGCCTGTCATTTTTATCAGTAACAGATGATCAAATTAGTTCTGGTGGAAGTGAAATTGATGGAATGGCAGAAAGAATTCATAGAGACAATGTGACATCATTTCTACAAAAAAGTGGTGCAAAAATAATCAGAAATAGTAATGGAGAGGTTATGATTGTTGCCACAAATAATGTTAAATCAACTCCTAAAGATGGGTTTTTACTAGATATACATTCTATTGGTTTTGATTATACACAGATTGGAAATATAGAAAGCTCTACACTAGCTAACAGTGGATTAGTTGGTTATGCGCTTAAATCTAAATACACATATGATGAGAATGGAGAAATAGTATGGGAAATGTAGAAAGAGGTATTATAATTGGATAGTCCTACAATTTCACAGGTATATAAAGACCACACAGTAAAAAACCCAATAGACAATTTAAATCAATTACCAGAAAATGCTTATTCTGTCCATAGCCAATTAACAAGGCAATTAAATGTTACTATACAGGTTTTGGACGAGAAAACAAATACAGTATTAGATACTTTAAGCGGTGTTTCCACAGGGGGTTCTTTAAAAGCAGAATCCGATTCTTTGATAAGAAGAACTGGAAGCTTGACTATGATTGCCACAAATGATACGTTCCCTAAAGCTGGTTCTTTAATATGGTTTGGGAAGTATATAAAAGTATATCTTGGTCTTGTCGATATGTCTAAGGGCGGAGAAGAGATAAATTTTTTAATTGGGACATATTGGGTAGAAGATGCTGGATATTCCATTGACGAGAGTTCGGAAGAAATAACAATCAACTTTAAAGATAAAATGACCAAATGGGACGATGTTCAATTAGAAAATAAATTAAAAATTCCAATTGACACGCCAATTGATCAAGCTATTAGATTGGTTATGGAAACGATAGGGGAAACAAGTTTTGGAAGAATGGATGTTGCTGAAACATATGAAGTTGTGCCATATACTTTAGAATATAAGGTTGGAGATAATTTAATAGATATTGTAACTGCATTAAGAGATATGTATATGGATTATACATGTGGGTATAATATTAACGGAGAATTTGAATTTACAAAAAACGAAGTTCAAAAAGAGGATGACACAGCAACTCCTAAATGGTCTTTTGACCCCAACAGCAGTAGACAAAACGACTTATCTATTAGCTTTAGTGAAAGTTATTCACTAAAGAATATTAAAAATAGAATAATTGTTTATGGTGGGATGAGTGATAAGACTGGAATATCTCCAATAGGAGAATCAAGAGTTACAGATGCAAGAAGCCCATTCAATGTTTATTCTATAGGCGATAGAAAAAAAATTATTGTAGAAGATAAGTATGTCACAAATGACCAATGTATTGCTAAAGCAAAATATGAAGTTTTAAAAGCATCTAATTTTCAAGAGGTGTGTAACATCACTGCAGCTCCAATTTATATTATAGATACAAATGATATAATTGAGGTTTATCATCCTTATACACGGCAGAAAATGCTATATATAGTAGATAGTTTTGATTACGGCATGGACATAGACTCCAAGATGAGTATTACGGCTCATAAATTATACTTTATTACCGTTGAATACGGGGCTGAAAAGAACCCTCTAGTTGATGCGGTAGTAAGAGGTGTTCAGAACTGGGGATGGCTGTCTTTAGGGGAAGAAAGAGTTAGAGATGCTTACAATATTATGGGCTCTGGTCAAGCTACTTTGACTGTAAGGTTTCAAGATAACATAGCAGGTGGAGAACAAGCAAGTGTTACATCTTATGCGACTACAAAAAATCAAACAATGATGATCGATCTGGCGGACTTGACAGATTTAGATTTCAAAAATGAAAATGGATATATTATAGGGAGAAGCAAAGGGGACTATCTAGACAGAGTAATTGGTCTTCATGAAATGTTTCATGCTGTCACGAATGACTATTATGGGCATGACTTTATGATTCAAACTCCAATATGGTTTAAAGAGGGTTTTGCAGAATTCAATCATGGAGCGAAAGAGAGATTTTTATCTGTATACAGCTCTAAGAGTAATAATGAAAAAAAAGATGCTTTAATTACATTGGCAGAATCTTTACTAAATGATAAATGGGATGGTACAAGTGAGGATTATGTAGCTGCTTATTTAATAGCTATTGCCATTTATAGAAAATGTGATACAAAAACATGGTCTAATCTTTTTGTAAGATTAAAACAACAAACATCACCAGCTATTAATTTTTTGTATAAACTATTGCCTATAGCTGATACTAACGATGGAGTAAAAGCATTAGTATTAGAAGAGATGAGAAATATGACAAGTATATGGAATTTTCTTTTTAATACATCTGATTTAGATACTGGTTCTGTTGGGGGGTATTATTTCATGAATTTATATGGAG